AGGAACACCCTTTTTTTTTTCCCCCCCCCCCCTGGTTCCGAGAAGTTATTAATTTGGAAAATCTGACTAAAGGCATTATTACATTGGGAGAGATTGTATTTTGTTTGTTGGTTGTACAATTCGATAATCATACAAATACGATTTAAATTATTATTGTTATCTGGTATGATTTATATTTGGAACGATTATACACTTTGTATTTTTAGATATCACGAATCATTTTTTAAAGTTAATGGTTCCCTTAATGGAACGACAAACTGAAAAAATATATATCGTAAAACACGAATTCCTTGAAGATAATATTCTAATTTTTCATATAACCCTTCTTCGCTGTTCTGGGGATCAAAAAATATCAATTGTTCGTTAATTTTCATACATACAACTGCATGTCCTTCTTCTCCCACATCGTCACTTTCAAATACAATATTAAGAAAAGTTATATAGTTGGACAATAAATTCACATCTAGATAATTATTGATGTATTCGACTCCATTGAAATCTGTCGGGGTCGGAGAGAAATAAGTTTCGGTAGGATCCTCGTACCGTATATCATAAATATCCGTGTTATAAAAAGTATATCCTGATAAGTTATCTCTCTTAATTCCAAACGCATTGCTTATATAATTAAGCGCGTTTGGGATTTTTACACCTAAATTGTGTTTATTTGCGAATAAAGATACTCTTTGTGCCGACGGAACTCCAATAATAGCCGACGCAAATAAAGACTGAATAAAACAATCAGATCTAATATCTGGGTCTATATTTGTTAGATTAACATAATTTTTTAATTGTTCGATTGTAGCAGATACCTAAAACAATTTTTGTTCTGCCTGAACAGTCCTCTTTATTGATTGTTGCAATCTGTAAAATTTTTGTATCGGGGTTTCAATTTGCGGAATATTCAACAAACTTTTGAACCGCACATTTTCTCTTTTTTCCCCGCGCACCTAGTTACTGGCAACCGTCTCGTATATCTGCCTATTTTTTTCTTATTTTTCAAGTTTCTTGTTTTTTTAATTTGATGTGTTGGGTTTTTGGGAGTTTAGTTAGAATATATACAGTCCGATGTCTCTTCGTAAATCGGGGTTATTGGAAATATCAATTAGAATACTGTGCTCTGAGATTTAGGAAGAACTATATAAAAAATAATTAACGCAACTATCCATATTAAATAATTTCCATACGCTGAGAAATCTACTCCTATAAAATTGAAAATCGTGGCAGAAACTGTGACTAGAATAATTATTGACAATAATAGATACAAAAATGTTTTAATATACATATATTATTGTCTTATAATATTTTTATATTTATAATAAATTAAACTGTAAAAAAATTGAAATATAAATTTATAATTTTAAATTCATTAACAAAATGACTACATTATGCGAAAACGGTTGCCATGATATGGGATGTTATAACGCAAACACTTATATAAACTGCCCTGATTGTAACTGCGAGAGAACCACTGAAGAAAATGGAAAGTGTGTTTATTGCGGAAATAACGAACTTGTGAATGAATGCGTTGACGCCAAAGAACCAAATACAATTAGCGACCAACCTTCTCATATTGTCGATAAAACTTGTGGCGGAAAATGCGAAGAAAAGGTATGTTGCGAAGAATGCAAAATGAACAAATCAGAACTCGAATTAAGCGATACGATGATGAAATTATTTGAAGAGCGACCAGAACGTTACTTGAAGGTCGGAGGTATTCCATATCCGTTTATACATGGAACTAACATTATCGGAGATACCCGTGACCACAGTTACGGGTATAAAATGAGACAACCAGACGATTATACAATGGAATTGTCCGAATATACAGGGTACGATGGAGCGGTCAAAGAAGTTGTAACGATGAAATTTGTTTTGAACGGAGATTGGGTTTGGCGTTTATCCGAGGTATGCGGACTCGGTCTTGTTAAATATCACGAGGAAAATTTAACATGTATATTAAAAAGCGATGGAATCGCTTATGCTATAGGGACTTTACGCGCGTGTTTAAGAAAGTCTAAAAAATAATAATAAAATAAAAATAATAAAATAAAAATAATAAAATAAAAATAATAAAATAAAAATAATAAAATAAAAATAATAAAATAATAAAATAAAAATAATAAAATAAAAATAATAAAATAAAATAAAAATAATAAAATAAAAATAAAACGTAGTATTTATAAAAAGGCGTGGTAACCCTTTTTTATTTAAATTGAAAAAAATATTATATTTTTATTAGTATTAGACATGACAGACCCTACACGAAATGTATGCAACGGATGTTTTGTCAAACAGTGTAAATGGTGTAAAGTATCGGACCCATATCCAGGATTTGTGTGTATAATAGACATTCTTGGTTACGGAAATTGTCCTGACAAAAACTGTACTGGATTGGTATTTCAATGTATGAATTTTGACACTTTTAATCTAGACGATTTTAAAAGTTGTTATATGTGTAAATATATACCAGTAAATTTCTCAACCAAAGATAATTCAGAATAGGTAGAGTAAATTACACCATATTCGGACCAAAAAATAATCGTATAATTAGTATATTATAAAAACTACAAAATATAACATCTTCTCATATAGTTTAATGATAAAATATTAGAAATTATACGTTTCCAAACACGTTTAAATTCGCGCACGCCTAATCAAAATCATACAACCTTATAACCAACATCAAACCGCGTTTAATATTAATCACATTAGGTTCGTATAGCGCATTTTATAGTATATATCATATTTAATTTTTTTATGAAATTGTGTAAATGGGATAGACATATTCAACTCAAATATATTATGTATTTGAAAATATTTAAGGCGTTATTAGTGCTATCATTTGTACATTGAAATAAACTCATACTTTTTTTACGGTTTTTAATCTCAATTCATCTTTGGTTTTTACATCTCTGCTGTCTAGAATAAATTGGGCAATTTCCTCTGTAGGAACATTAACTTTATTTGCGAAATATTTTCCCAAAACATCTACCAACTTTTTCTTGTTCAGTGTAGATTTTGTATTGTGTTTAGAACAAACCAATTTACCGTCGTTTATATCTACACAATCTATTTCATTTTTTCGCATTATTTCAATCAATATACGAGACAATTCCGCTTTACGTTTACGACGGTCCTTTAATTCTTTCTGTAATGTGTTCATTTCTTTATCTAACGCAATCCACGCTCTAATGTTTGTAGTTAGTGTATCCTTATTAACAGACATTATTGTTAATAATGTATCAAAATAGGTTTAAATTATTATTTATAATGATTTGAACAATAACTTTTTTCGCCTATATAATTGGCATCGTTTTTGCATTTTATTCCTTTATTTGCTCCCTTTACCCAAACCCATTCACACATAACACGATGTTTCATCATACAACTATACGGAGAATTAATTCCGATTAGTTTTTCTTTTATCTCTGTCGGGATGTAAGGAAGTATTTCATTGTGTATAATCCGACAATAAGGACACCTAAACTGATGTACTTCAAGGTCGTTGGTATTAAATCTACGTATTTTTTTCTGTTTAACTATATCATCAAAGAGAGGAATATAATTAAACTTATGATTGCACTCAAGGATAATGTGACTTTTCGTTAATTCGTCGCCACTTATTAGACATAATTCGTGTGTGCCGTCAGTGCAATCGTATAGTTTTTTTAATTCGGTTTTAAAATTTAAATTATCTTCATTCATATTGTTCATTTTATTATATTTAAATTATATTTATATAATAAAATGAGCAAAAAAATATGGGGCAATGCTGTTTGGTATTTATTTCACACACTCGTATATAAAATTAAATCGACCGATGATTCCAATTTCAAGGAATTATTTGGACATATTTCAAGTATATCAAAAAATCTGCCTTGCCCAGAGTGTTCAGAACACGCGGCTCTATTTTTGTCTAGAGTAAATATTGATATTGTGACTTCTTCGAGAGAAAATATGATTACATTTTTATTTGAGTTTCATAATTCCGTGAATAAGAAAATCGGCAAACCGATATATCTTTTAGAAGATTTAAAAAAATATTCTCTTGCAAATACTATTAATATAATAAATCATTTTATTGCGGTCATGAATTCAAATTCTAATAATTCGCGCTTAATGATGGATTCTTTTAATAGACAAAAAGCAGTAAAGGTATTTATGGAGTATATTTCACAGAATATCCATAAATATAAGTTATAATACTTATATTTTACACAATTTATCACAATCTATAGTAATGTCCTTCATTCTACTTAATAAATTATTACCCGCAATATTATAATCGTAACTAATCTCAACCAGGGCACAGTGTTCTATTATATTTTGATTAAACGCGCTAATAAGTTCTAACATATTTTTTATATTGTCGTTGTTATAGATATTTAAGTGTTTAAAATGTAGATTTTTTGAACTTGCGATGAAATTAGTAGAAGCGCGAGTGTATTCTTTTATACCAATCATTATATCAACTTGTATTTTCAACAATTCGTCTGTTATTTTGTGAATGTTTTTATCGGGTTGTATTGATGATACTTCCGACACTGCATATACAGATGATTTTTTAGATACAGTCATTTCACTTATACCATTAATAATTAAATCGTATAAATCAATTTATTTTATTTTATTTGTTTTCAAAATACATCTCGTCTTAATCATCGAACACCCTATTGTATGGACCTCTACAGGAGCCCCCCCGATGCCGTTACTTTCACGTTTCCTGATGGAAGCGGATATGGGGAGGTGTATGGGTTTAGTTCTGACGGAACAAAAATTTGCGGTAGTTATATAGATTCTGATACCATTGAACGCCCTATTGTATGGACCTCTAACGGAACTATATACGAAGCATGTGTATAGCGAAATTTACTTGGCTTACGCCGAAATTGTATGAACAGTCGTAAAAACACCTAATATAACATATACAATAAGGAACCTTGTATATGAATTAATTTCTAAATATTAAAAGTAGATTTAAATAATAATAATATATATATGCCTTTAGCCAGATTTTCCAAATTAATAACTTCTCGGAACCAAGGGGGGGGGGATAAAAAACAAGGGTTTCCTCCTTCTATGGGTCTAGGTCCTTTTGCAATGAATGCAATTAAAATACGTGCGTGGGGGTACCTTAGGGATATTAAAGGGGGGGTTGTAAATACCCCCATTAAGTTCGAGTTTCCTAGCGGCGGCACTGGATTTGGAGCTGCGTATGGGTTTGATAGTTCTAGTGGAAAAATTTGCGGTGTTTATTACGAATCTAATGGCAATGAACGCCCTATTGTATGGAACTCTACAGGAGCGTATGATTCCGCTGTTACTTTCACGTTTCCTGAAGACGGCAATGGAGAGGGAGTTGCTAATGGGTTTGGTCCTGGTGGAAAAATTTGCGGTTTTTGGTACGATGATAGTGACGATATCCCTATTGTATGGGACTCTACAGGAGCGTATGATTCCGCTGTTAATTTCACGGTTCCTGAAGGGAACACTTTCAATGTAAGAGCACGTGGGTTTGATATTTCTAGTGGAAAAATTTGCGGTTATTACGAAACTGGTTTAGGTTCTTTCCCTATTGTATGGGCCTCTACGGGGGGGGATACCAATGTTACTTTCACGTTTCCTGAAGACGGCACTGGAGAGGGAGTTGCTAATGGGTTTGGTCCTGGTGGAAAAATTTGCGGCAGTTATTACGTTTCTGGTAGCGGTTCTTTCCCTATTGTATGGGCCTCTACGGGGGGGGATACCAATGTTACTTTCACGTTTCCTGAAGACGGCACTGGAGAGGGAGTTGCTAATGGGTTTGGTCCTGGTGGAAAAATTTGCGGCAGTTATTACGAATCTAATGGCAATGAACGCCCTATTGTATGGACCTCTACAGGAGCGTATGATTCCGCTGTTACTTTCACGGTTCCTGGCGGCGACACTGCAGGGGGAGTTGCTAATGGGTTTGGTCCTGGTGGAAAAATTTGCGGCAGTTATTACGAACCTAATGGCGATGAACGCCCTATTGTATGGAACTCTGATGGAACTCTGTATTTTACTTAACTATAAAACACAATTATTATTTAAAAGTATTTAATTCTTTATAACATTTCCACGAGATGTTATTTACTGGTTCAATTTGAGGGTTCTCTTCAACTTTTACCGAATTTTCTAGTTTTTTTGACTTTCTCTCGCAACTGTCTAAATATAAAGTTTTGGCTATCTCAGCAACTAGATGCTCTCCTTGGAACTGGTCTATTTTTTCTTGTTCAATCATTTCCTATACTACATTACTTGATATGAGTTGTCCATTTTTATAAACGGAGCACTTAAACGACTGTTTGGACGGTCGAGAGCACTGTACGTTATTGCTTTTCAATTCATCAAAATATAGCAAAGAATCGTATCCCGACATATGAAAAATGCTATACCATACAGCACCCATAACTAATCCGACAAGGGCACCTAATACAGTCCCTCCGTAAGTTGTGCATTTTTTTAATACCTTTGTTACCGAATTAACTGCTAACATCAATAGTAATGTTATCAAAACAGCATAGTTCATCTGATTGTTATATTGCATAGGAAGGACTAAATAAGCAATGGTAAATGCGATAAACATACTAGACGTACAAGGACTATTATACGCTCCAATAAATGGAAGTGATATTATATCACAGACACTAGATTGGTCGGGTTTCTTGTTGTTTTTTATTATATTCATTAAAAATATATTAATAACGGACGCTATAAGAACCCCGGCCAAATATACGATACCCTTGACGTCTTGGTTAAATAAAGAAACCATTATCAAAAAAAAACCCAATAAAATAGGAGAAAGTATTGCTATTAATTCTAACATATTTGGAAGCGTCAATTCAATTGCCATTATACTAATCAAATATAAAATATACTTTACATAATTTTATTAGTTATATAAAGACAAAGTATGTAATATAATAGTTATGGGAATACCAAGTTATTTCTCTCACTTCGTTAAACGGCACAGACAAATAATAAAACCAATGTGTCAAATTACAAATCGGATTAATAATCTATATTTAGATTGCAATGGTATTATTTATGAAGCAGTAAATATAGATCGGACAAATAAAAACGAAGAAAGTATTATAAAATACGTATGTGATAAAATTGCGTTCCATATAAAAACTCTGAAACCGTCGAATAATGTATTTATTGCGTTTGATGGAGTTGCACCTATCGCCAAGATGAACCAACAACGAAATAGACGCTATCTCTCTTGGTACCAAAATAAAATTATAAGAGAGAAAAAACATACATCGGGCGAAAAGGTATGGGATACTTCGGCTATTACACCTGGCACGCTATTTATGAGTAAATTGACCTCCGCGATTAATTCTACATTCACCAGACCATATGAGTTTGATATAACTAGATTTATAATATCTTGTTCGGACAAAGTTGGAGAAGGAGAACATAAAATTTTCGAGTATATCCGCGACAATAAAGAATATCATTCCGAAACAGTTACTGTTATATATGGGTTAGATGCGGATTTAATAATGTTGTCTTTAAATCATTTACATATTTGTAAATATATCTATCTGTTCAGAGAAACTCCGGAGTTTATTCAGAGTCTTGATAAAACTCTCTCTCCAAATGAAAAATATTTATTGGATATTTCAGAATTTGGTAAAAATATCGTCGAGGAATTTACTCCAACCAAGGTAGAATTACAAGATGGTTTATGTGATTTAGTAAATGTATTGAACTTAAAAAATCCAAATAATAAAATACACGACTATATATTCATATTTTTTCTTTTGGGTAACGACTTTTTGCCACACTTCCCGGCATTAAATATAAGAACGACTGGTATAGACACTTTATTGAAAGCATATAAACTCAAATTTGTGGATGCGAATAAAACTATAATAGAAGATGGAGAGATTGTTTGGAGAAGAGTATATGAGTATATAGACCACCTAAAGGATTCGGAGTTAGGAAATATTAAATACGAATACATTACAAGAGACAGACTCACGAAGAAACTAAAGTCAGACTCTCTCATTATATCCGAAAATGAAATTGAAAATAAACTTAATAATTCTCCTATGTTGTTTCGAGATACTGAAAGGTTCATTGACCCGTGGAATTGTGGATGGGAGCATAGATATTACAATTCATTGTTAAAAACAAGTTTATCTGACGCAGAACAGATAAGTAAAAACTATTTGGAAGGATTAGAATGGACTTTCAAGTATTACAACGTAGGTTGCATTAATTGGAGATGGTCGTATAATTACGCATATCCTCCGCTTCTATCAGATTTATTAAAAATCATACCTCGGACAAATGACGCGAATGTAACTATACGAGAGGGTGTGTTAAATAAACCAGTTAGTCCGAATACACAACTCGGATATGTATTGCCTAAAAATAGTTTGTGGTTAATACCTAATAATATCGGAATTAGTCTTTTAGAAATAAGACCAGGGTGGTATAAAGAAGATTGCAATTTTAAATGGTCGTTCTGTAAATATTTCTGGGAATCGCACGTTGATTTACCGCATATAAATTTTAGTGAGTTGGAAAATACAATTGATAATTTATAAACAAATTGAAAATACTATTGTAAAAAATTGAAAAAAATAAAATATTAAAATAGACGCAAGAATAACAACGATGTCGTATATTGATGAAAGAGTTGAAGAATTTAGACGATGGATTTTAAAAAAAGATAGACTACTTTTAAAATCTACATATATCGACGCAGATAAACAATTCAAACTAGAATGTAAAAAATCTAATTTGAATTGTTTATCAGAATTCAAGAAAATATCAGAATTGATTATAAGATGGATAAAAAATTCAGATATGATGTTTATTGTTAGAGAAATAGATGTAGAATATATAAACCTTTACATTAAAATCGTTTTAGATATAAACGATTTTAATAATATAGAACTGACTGCCAATAATCGTGTTTTAGAGTTAGAAACAGAGTACGCGTCTTTATTGTATGTAGCCGAATTTAAATTAAATACAATAAACTCCGAAATTTTAAACAGGGAAAATAAAAATAAAAAGACACATAAATAAATATATGATAAGCGTATCTTATATATAAACAATTATTAATTTCAAAAACAATTATTAATTTCAAAAACAATTATTAATTTCAAAAACAATTATTTATAAATTTAAAGAGTACCTATATAATATACAAATAATTCAATGATTAGAATAAGAATATTAGAATTTGCGTGTTTTTTAAAAAGTTCAAGTACGAATAAAGAATATTATATGATGCACAACAACGCACATATAATAGAATATTTTTTTCCAGAGATGCAGTACATTTTAGTTGATGCTTCGGAGGAAGCAGATATGTGTTTAACTAGTGTTTTTATGGAAGACAATTCTATGTTAAGAAATAATGAAATAAATGTATTTATATCTATAGAAAATCTCACAAACAAGCAGTTTAATTGGTATAACCACTACAATACATACGGAGAGTTTAACGATGATAAAATAAACTTATATATATATTCTCACATTGATAAAATAATTGAAAATGCCAATTTTTTAGCAATTCCGTGTATATACACAAGAATAAATTATTTTAAAAAGACGTATGGATATTATTTTAATCATACACAATTAAACACGAGTTTTAATGAAAAAAAATTTTGTCTGATGATAAATAAAAGCGGTATAAACCCAGAAATAACACATATTAAAAATATATTAAATAAAATAGATACAGTAGACAGTATTTTTGATTATCATAATATAAATGATAAAAGTTGTTATAATTCATTAGAATTTTTAGAAGTTCTGAATAAATATAAGTTTATTATATGTTTTGAAAATTCAAGTAATGACGGTTATATTACAGAAAAAATATTTAACTGTTTTTTTTCAAAAACAATCCCGATATATTGGGGGTCGCTTAAGTGTAAAAACTATTTTAATGAAAATAGTTTTTTACATTATAACGATAATCTCGAAGAACTATTAATTCAGATAAATAATTTGAATAATAATCAAGATTTATATGATAAATATATAAATAATAATAAAATTTCGGACAATTACGACGACCAGAATTATTCCGAAAAAATGCTTAATTTTATCGAAGATTGTACAAAGAATAAAAAGGCTATCATAAACGAATAATTAAATTCAAAGTTTTTATTTTATGTAATTTAGATATTGTATATACACGATATACAATATCTTTTCTCACATTTGCCAAGATGTGGCAATCATCGAATTCTACGATGGCGAAATAAACGAATTTATGTCTAACAATCAGTTTAATTAAACATCAATCCTGTATTTAATGAGACGTATAATGAAGACATGCTCATTTGTTATTTTATCCGTTTAATCCAAGTCATCCGTTTTAACATTTTCATTTTCATTTTTAGATTCTGGGTTTGTTCCTTTCGAATTATCCTCATTAATACTCGAGGAAAATATCTTAGAAGATATACCCTTCATACTTTCTTCACACGATCGGAACTTTTCGTCCAATTCTTCTGTGGAAGCGTCGGGTGAATTTTCCAACCAATCAGTTACTCCTTTCACTCCTTTTTTTATACACTCCAACTCCACGTCTGACAATTTTTCAGAAACTTCTTTATCTTCCAACTTACTCTTCCAAGTATATACGTAATTTTCTAATTTATTTCTCGACTCTATTCTTTTTAAATGTCTCATATCCTCTTCTTTTAATTGTTCTGCCTCCTTAATCATATTTTCAATCTGCTCCTTGGATAAATGCCCTTTATCGTTCTTAATCTCAATTTTCTCGCTTTTTCCAGAAGATTTATCGCACGCCGTTACATTTAGCATTCCGTTCGCGTCTATATCGTATATTACTTCTAATTGAGGAACTCCTCTTGGCGCTGGTGTAATTCCAGACAATTCAAATTGACCCAATAGATTGCAATCTTTAGTAAGTGCTCTCTCGCCCTCAAACACTCGTATAGTTGCGGCAGGTTGGTTGTCTGCGTATGTGCTAAAAGTCTGCGTCTTCTTAGTTGGAATAGAAGAATTTCTTGGTATCATTACAGTCATCACTTTTCCCGAAGTTTCAATTCCAATAGACAGCGGAGCTACATCAACTAATACAATTCCTTCCAGCGCCTTTGATGTGTCCCCAGTTAAAATCGCAGCTTGCACCGCAGCGCCATAAGCAACCGCTTCATCTGGATTAATAGATTTACACAAATCCTTCCCGTTGAAAAAATCGGATAATAATTTCTGTACTTTAGGAATTCTGGTCGAACCTCCAACAAGGACGACGTCGTGTATAGAACTTTTATCCATTTTAGCATCTCTCAGAACCTTTTCAACGGGGTCAATGCATCCTCTAAATAAATCTGAACACAGTTCCTCAAACCTAGCCCGCGTCAACGTAGAATTAAAATCTATACCGTCAAATAGTGCATCCACCTCAATTGTAGCAGAGGCAGTAGTGCTTAGGGTTCTCTTCGCTCTTTCGCATGCAGTTCTCAGTCGTCGCACTGCTCTATGATTTTGAGAAATGTCTAGTTTATGTTTGCGTTTAAACTCTTCCATAAAATGATTAACTAGTCTGGAATCAAAATCTTCCCCGCCAAGGTGTGTATCTCCTGCCGTAGCACGAACTTCGAATAACCCGTCGTCCAATGTCAAAAGACTAACATCAAATGTTCCTCCTCCCAAATCAAAAATAAGCACATTTTTCTCACCGACGTGGTTCTTATCCAGACCATACGCCAACGCAGCCGCAGTCGGTTCGTTAATTATTCTTAATACTTCCAATCCGCAAATTCTGGCAGCGTCTTTGGTGGCTGCTCTCTGCGAATCGTTAAAATACGCAGGCACGGTAATAACTGCTTTTGTTACAGTGCATCCAAGATAATTTTCGGCAGTTTTTTTCATCTCGCCCAGAACCATTGCTGATATCTGCTCTGGATAATATGTTTTATCGTTTGCCAACGAAACCATAGGTTTATCATCTTTATCGGCAACGAGTTTAAACGAGTAGTGTTTTAAATCGCTCTGAACGATTGGGTCCGAAAATTTTCGTCCGAGAAGACGTTTTGCATCGTAAATAGTATTTTGCGTGTTCATCGCAACTTGATTTTTTGCGGATTGTCCGCACAGAGTTTCTTTATCAGTAAAAGCAACATATGACGGAGTAGTTCTATCTCCATCACTATTCGCGATTATCTCACATACACCGTTTTGAAATACACCAACACAAGAATAAGTAGTTCCCAAATCAATACCAATTGCCTTCGGCATTAACTAAATAAATATATGTTTATTCTTTAAATAATTATAACAATTAAATTAAATTGATTTATTTAATTGTTATATTGAACCACATTAAAATGGTTGATTTAGACGATGAATGGTCGTCATTCTGCGATAATTCGGACGAATATATATTGAACGAAGAAACAGATATACTGGTGTCTGTCAATAAACATGTATGCTGTGATGTGCCTCGCACAATAACGCCGTTGTATATATCAACCCAAACTATAATCACGCGACTTAACGTGCCGAAAGTAGATTTAAATGGTATTTTTTGGAAAATACCAATGATTAAATATCACGAACAAAAAGAAGGGGTTATAAAAAAACAAATCAAGTTCAATTCAAGCACACGAGAAGAGGTAGCGTATATAAACGAAATGAAAAAACAGTATGATTTTATTGACGAAACTATTATAAATCATATAGACAATCCATCCGGAAAGGTGCAATTCAAAGATGTTAGAAAAGTGAGTATTGGAATAAGCAGGAAAGACATTGTGAGTTTGCGGCGGAAAAAAAAGGGGGCATTTTATAATTGTTTTGTATTAATTATGCGTTTAAACATAGAAGGCACATTCAAAGAATTTCATATTAAATTATTCAATACTGGCAAGATAGAAATCCCAGGAATTCAAAATACAAATGTATTAGATAAAGTGTTTGCGTTTTTAGTATCAGAACTAATACCATTTATTCCTGATATTTCGCACCAATTTATAACTTCTAATACATATGTGGTTTTAATAAACTCAAATTTCAATTGCGGTTACTACTTGAACCGGTCGGCACTTAACAATTTATTCAAACATAAATATAATAGTAAAATTCGGAGCAATTACGACCCTTGCACTTACCCAGGAATTCAATGCTCGATATATATCGACGGTGTAACCAAAGTGTCGTTTATGGTGTTTAGGACTGGAAGCGTTCTAATTGTCGGAAAATGTAGCGAGAAAATGTTGCACGAAATTTACGACTATTTATCGTGTATATTTATAACAGAATATAACATAATAAACGATAAACCTGATATATTCATTCAACCCTCACATACACCTAAAATAAAACCAAAAAAAACTAAAACTATTACGACTTATATATAGTTAGAATTTATAATAATAATTATAAATTATTATCAACGCGGTTGATAAATATATCTTTTTATTTAGACTTTAAATAATTATCAATAAATCCGTTGTTAATAATATGTCCGTCATTAGTAATAGTATTATCGTTAGTAATAGTTCCGGGACTAATATAAATAGTCAATTTTATTTTCTTCTAAACATTTTAAGAAAAATATACAATAGAAGCAATCCCAGCATCGAATAATATATTTTAACAAAAGGATCATCTGGGAATTTAGCTTTTGAAAACGCTTCTCGTCTAGTTGCTCCTGTAATAGGATTCGTGTTATTCGGGAACCAACCTGGATTCATTGCAGCAATATCTGCGTTAATAACGTATGCGGACTGTGAACCAGGGTTGTTATTCGCATCTATAGTAGGCATTGTTATAGACTGACACGAAGGTTCAGACCCAATCATAAACGCTTGAAAAATTTTCATAGGATTTAAATTTGCTAAATTTCCCATAACTCCGGGTACAAGACCCTCGAATGTAGTAAAATTTACTCCCATACCAGATGATATAAAAGGAATGTTTCCGTCTGGTACATTATTTATATATAAAGAACGTGTAACTAAATTATTTGTCGCAATGTCTTTACATTTTGCACCAGTTTCAAGAAAAAATTTATCACCCAAGGGACCAGGAACTTGCGACGCTTCTCCTCCGCCTTCTACTAGGAGTTCTACATAAGCAATTAGTCCCGCAATATCGCTCTCTATAGCACCTATACTACCATCCGCAGACATACCCATTTGTTCTGGGGTGTTTATAAAATTAAAATATTTGTAGTCGGGTCCAATCAATTTAGCCTCCAGTCCAGATAAATCAGCTGTTACTTCTTTAAAAAAGTTTGACATTAATATAATGTATAAATATATTTATTTATTCATCTAATTTGTTCCAGTCGCGGCAGGAATCTGAGAAGCGGATTTGAATGACGCCCCAACGACTTGTGATGAGACATTTGATAACTGTTTGCCCAGAGCAGTCACGGCGGCATTATTTGCCTTTAATTGTGTCTGTAATGAAGAAATTTCACTGTTTATAGTATCAATATCTATTTTCGTTATCTGGTCGGATAACATCTTTATATTAGAGGCATTTATTGTGGAAAGATATAAAGGGTCGTTGCTTAAACCAGTGTCAGAAAGATGTGATTGTGTAAGAGTGATTGGGGGAGGACCTACTTGGTCCATTCCCTCTTTTATCCCCATCGCAGATTTTATCCAGTCGTATATCTGTAAAATTATGATAATGCATAATAAGCATATTAATATTTTTATCAATATCATACAATTATATCAGATAATAATAATTCGTTAATAAAGTTCATTATTAATATTGTGTTAATTAAATGAAATATATTGAAAATTCTCCGAAATTAAACATCAGTTCTGATGTAAATAACGACAAGGTAAATTTATTCATTCAATTTTTCATACCTCCGTCACATGTAAGACGGAATGAAATAAATACCTGTTTGAAAAATAATGTGAAAAATACTTTTATTTCGCGCATTTATCTTATGAACGAACGAATATATACAGACCAAGAACTAGGTGTGCGTAGTGAAAAAATAATTCAGGTTTTAACACCGAGTCGTATGAACTATTCCGATGTATTTAATTACTGCGATAGTATCAAGATAAATGGGTATATAATTATTGCTAATGCTGACATTTTTTTCAATATTACTCTTAACAATATATTTAAATCTGATGTTCATTTAAAACCTATTATGATTGCACAATTGCGGTATGAATATTCTCGTAGTCCACTAAAAATTAAATTATACAAAAATAATGTAGGTAGTTCTCAGGATGCGTGGATATATCATTCAAATTTTAATAATAGGTTAGCGAATAATGCCGCATTTAATTTTATGTTAGGAACGCCTGGGTGCGATAATCACATTGCATATCTTTTTAAATTACTAAATTTTAAACTTATTAATGACCCTGCTGCCATAATGTGTTTTCATTATCATAGTTCAAACATTAGAACTTATTCTGATGCGGTTAGGATACCCTCTCCTTATTTATTTGTCTCTCATTTCGGAAATAAAAAAATGCTCGTAGATGTAAATTTTTACGAAGACAATATTTATTTACATAATTATATAAAAAGTCGTTTAGACCAAAATAAAAAATTCATTGTCCCTAGAATTCAAGCAGGAGCAGAAACTGTGATATGTTCTGGGTTATATTATAAAAAAAATGTGAAACATATTATACCAACTATGAAAAATAACGCAGGGGTATCGCTTACATCTTGGAATAGTATTTCTATATATAGAAAAAAACATCTAGAAGCTTTTATAAATTGCGAAATGTATGCCGGCTGGAGTAGAAATGGGTGTGACCGATGTTACAATTATATTAAACTGTCTCACGATTTTATTGAATATACGATATGTAAAAATAAAAGGAAATTGTGGGCAGAAAGTGTTCTTGAAATTTATAATTTTATTAAATGCGACGTTGTATGGACAACTGCTTTGAGAGGAAAACGGATATTAATAATCAGTGCATTTGTCGAAACAATGAAAACGAAGATACCCGTTCTTGAAAAAATATATGGGCGAGATTTATTCCCCGAATGTAGTTTTATTTTTATTAAACCTCCGCAATTATCGGGTGATTGTGAGTCGAGGGATTGGGAAATAGAATTTAATTTATTTTGCAGAGAATTAAATAGTTTAAAAGAAACATACGATGTGGCACTTTTAAGCATGGGGGGTCTTGGAAATTTATGTGCGAATTATATATTTACAAATCACGGTAAATCCGCTATTTATATAGGCGGTGTGTTATCCATGTATTTTGGAATTTATGCAAATAGATGGATTGAAGAAAAGGGCAGTATATTGAAAATGTATATGAATGAACACTGGAGTAGACCGGAGTCATCAGAGCATTACAATGGTTGCAATAAAGTAGAAAATGGGTGTTATGTTTGATTGTTATTAAATAATGTAATTGCGTTTCGGTATAAATATATTTAGTAATATATTTATAATTATTTAAATGGTTGTGTAACAGAAATCTAGGATAAACAAGTATATTATCCGATTCGTTTTGTTGCTATAGAAGAACTTACAACGTAAATTGAATTTTCGGTTAAAATGATATATTCTTTATCTACTTTTAAGATTTTAGAAATTGGTGAAGTATATTCGTCTTCATTTTTAACAAGTAACTTCTCTCCGCCCTCTCTTACGCCGATGAGGGATGTGCCATCGAGAGAAGATTGCCAATAATCAAGCATGATTGGTCTATCGTCGCTTATAGCGAGTTTTACACAATGGGAAAGACATGTGCTACTAGGAAATGTTTCTACGGAATCCGAAGATTTTACTATTGCCGACATTTAATAATATATATGTGAATATAATATTATTAAATGAACGAATTAACTAATTAATCTTCAATACTTGTATATGTCAAATGTATCAGAAACGCCTTGCGAGTTTGATGCTATAGAACATGCTAATTATGCCGGACCAAATCCTACTAGAACGTGGACTAGAGCAGAATTGTTGTGCAACAATAATACATATACAATTGCACAATTAAATGAAAATAAAAAAAAACAGTTGTCTTATATAAATAATTCGGCAAATTTAACCAAACAGCAAAAATATTCTAGGATAGTGAGAGGGGTTGGACCTTATGCGAATAAGGTATGGGCAACGCAAGGAATTAGTTATACTAATCCAAATGTGTTTAATCTGCCGTTGGAAAATAATATTTTGACATGTCACACCATAGTGTCTGCATGGGTGACCAACTCCGTCGACAATACAGTTAGCCGTATTGATACTGCAACCAACACGGTATTATCTACAATCGCAGTTGGTTCAAATCCACTAGGCATAGCAGTAAGCCCAGACAGATTAAGTGTGTGGGTGACCAACAACGGCGACAATACAGTTAGCCGTATTGATACTGCAACCAACACGGTATTATCTACAATCGCAGTTGGTCTCGGTCCAATAGGCATAGCAGTAAGTCCAGATGGATTAAGTGTGTGGGTGGCCAACTTCTCAAGCAATACAGTTAGCTGTATTATTACTGCAACAAACTCGGTTGTAGTCCCTCCAATCGGTGTTGGACCCCAACCAATAGGCGTAGCAGTAAGCCCCAATGGATCAAGTGTATGGGTGACCATTTCCGCCGGCAATGCAGTTAGTCGTATTGATACTGCAACAAACACTGCTGTAGTCCCTCCAATCCTTGTTGGTAACTTTCCACAAGGCATAGCGGTAAGTCCCGATGGATCAAGTGTATGGGTGACCAACTCCGTCGACAATACAGTTAGCCGTATTGATACTGCAACAAACACGGTTGTAGTCCCTCCAATCGTTGTTGGTTCAAATCCACAACAAGGCATAGCAGTAAGTCCAGATGGATTAAGTGTGTGGGTGACCAACAACTTCGGCAATACAGTTAGCCGTATTGATACTGCAATAAACACGGTTGTAGTCCCTCCAATCCTTGTTGGTAACTTTCCACAAGGCATAGCAGTAAGCCCAGATGGATTAAGTGTGTGGATGACCAACTCCGTCGACAATACAGTTAGCCGTATTGATACTGCAACAAACACGGTAATATCCACAATCGGTGTTGGCAACAATCCAATGAGCATTGCGATAGATGCTACATATACGGTAACTGTAGAAATTCCGATAATTATAGTAACCGGTATTACGATAACCGGCAGTTCGTCGGTGGTTACTGGCACAGAAATACAATTAGGTGCAACGGTTTTACCTCTAAACGCGACAAACGCTGGCATAACGTGGTCGTCTAACAATGCTAATCTTGCCACTGTAGACTTAATGGGTAAAGTTACTGGTGTGGGCGCTGGTACCGTGAGTATAACTGCTACAGCGAATGACACTAGTGGTGTATATGCTACATATACGGTAACTGTAGAAATTCCGATAATTATAGTAACCGGTATTACGATAACCGGCAGTTCGTCGGTGGTTACTGGCACAGAAATACAATTAGGTGCAACGGTTTTACCTCTAAACGC